AAGCCGGCAGGTGTGGCCTATCGGGTTGGTGACCCAACCATGATGAGCGATTACTACACGCCAAAAATTAGTTTAGAAGAAGGCGTTGAACGCGCCATACGCGGAATAATATGATCTAAAATTGGTGACTATGGCTACTAAAAAACCTAGAAAAGCACCCCAGCGTAAGCGGCGCACGCCACGCAAGGCTGAGGCGTTGAACAAACTAGAAAATCATTACATCACATTAAATGAAATGTTTAAAGCGGCCAAAGCCGCCGGGTTTAGCCATGATGTTGCATTTTGGTTAATTACAGAGCCAGGTGCATCAATGCCTGATTGGATCAATCCAGGTAACCAACCCACTGAGATCATTCCCCGAATTGATCCAACAGATGATGAGGATGAAGATTAAGCGCGATAAATCATTTAACGCCAAATACCTTGTAGTCAGTGATCTACAAGTCCCATTTCAATTTACAGAAGCCGTAATCAATCTAAAAAAACTGGTCAATACTTTCAAGTTTGATTTAGTTTTAAATGTTGGTGATGAGATGGATTTCAATACTATTTCTAGGTTTGCAGATGGTAAGGCTGAATCTTTTATGCAAACACTGGATCAAGATCGGGCTACATGCCAGGATATTCTTTATGATCTAAAAACAGATGTAGTATCAAGATCAAATCATTCTGATCGGTTATACAAAGCCATCCAGCGCATACCCGGATTAATGGGATTGCCGGAATTACAATATGCAAATTTTATGGGCTTTGATGATTTAGGCATCCATTACGCAAAACAGCCCTATCCAATCCCAGGAACTAACTTTGTCCTATGTCATGGGGATGAAGGGGTCATATCTAATATTGCCGGGCAGACCGCGTTGAACCTTAGTAAACGCTGGGGGCGGTCAGTAGTCAGTGGGCATACTCACAGATTGGGCTACACATGTGCCTCAGAAGCCTTTAATGGCCGATTAGAGAGGGTTTTAGTAGGGGTTGAGTGTGGTCACACCTGTGACTTAAAAAAGATGTCTTATACCAAAGGCTACGCCAATTGGCAGGCCGGGGCGGTTATCATCCATATTAAGCGTGGCAATGTAAGCGTAGAGATGATTCCATTCAATGTTGATGGCTCATTTACTGCGATGGGTAAGGCCTTTGGGTGATCTAAATCACAAAAATAATTGGAGAAAAGCCTCGTAAGTAATGGCATTTGTCAGCCCCTTAGTGTTTAATTGCATTTACAAACGCAATTGACCGGAAGGGGTTAATTATGAAAGTACAAGTTACAAATGACATGTCTGCATTACCAGGCATTATTGCAATGTATCAAAATGCTGATAAAACTATAACTATTAAAGTTTTAGATGATGTCAGTTATGAAATTACAAGACATGGCAAAACATTAAAAACCAATATGTCTTGGAGATATTTAGTCGGCTCACAATTAGTTAAACACATTGAAAATGACATTAAAGATGGTTATTACAAAGGTGTTAAGAGGGTTGCGTAATGAAACTAACAAAGAATCAATTTGAAGGTTTAACAGAAGCACAAATGGAGTGGGGTACTAACACAGATTGGTTACAACAAAAAGACCGATTTGAAGATTCAATTTGTTGGTCACATCAGTTCATTTATTGGGTAGAAAATTATGCATCAGTTGTATTGGCTACTGAATACCTAAGACAAAACCGTTGGGATTACAGCATTTCTTTTGACAATGCCCTGGGTCAATATTGCTTTACAACTAATTATGCCGGGTCATGGGTGTATGCATGAACGCCGTAGCCTACATTGAAAAAGGTTGGTGGGTATTACCACTAAAGCCACAATCTAAAGAGCCATGCAAGTTTTTACGGCATGGTTATCTTGATGCAAGCGATGATTTATCAACTATAAAAAAGTGGTTTAAAGGCGATGATAATTTAAATATTGGCCTAGCCATTGCCCAATCTAATTTAGTTGTATTGGATTTTGATAAGCGCAACATTGCATCCAGGACATTATGGGAACAATACCGCCGTGCATGTGTAGCATCTAATACGCATACAGTTAAAACAGATAACGGCTATCACTTCTATTATCTTGCCGATAACAACAAGCAATTTAAAGGCAAGGTAATACCAGGTATAGATATAAAGCACAAAGGCTATGTTGTGTTACCACCATCTATACACCCAAATGGCACTGTTTATGAAGTAATAAACAATGTTGATCCGGTGCAATTACCGGCTGAATTAGAAAAGGTAATGACTTGGAATTAGTTAAGTACGATAAACAATCAGGTGCTTATGTTGATGAAAACCGTAAGCATTTTGTAAAGGCTTCTCTAATACGCCAGCACGCCAAAAAAGCAATTGGCGCAAGGCAGGTTAGAGGAAGGCTGTCAGCCAAAATGGTTGAAGCCTATTGGTTAGACAAGTTCAAGGAAGCGGTGAAATATGAACTATGAAATATATGGCTGGTTAATTACTGCCAGTTTGTTAGTGCTGGTAGCACTGTTAATAGGTGTTACATGGATAGTGGCCGTAGAAAACGGTTATGACAAAGGCTTTAAGAGTGGTTACAAGCGCGGTACTACTGATACAAAACAAACCAATGTAAAGGTGGAAAAGTTTACAGTTAGAACCCACCCAACAATGCGCCAAAAAATGCTTGAAGCCGATAATGAATATTTAATGGAAAAGGTTGTCAGCCTATGGGATAGGGAAAATAAATAATGAACATGAATGATTATGTTGATGTGGCTGAACGCATAGCCCAATTAAAAGAAGCCTATCCGGAAGCATCATTGCAACCTTATGATCCCAATAAGCCTTATGAGATTGTGCAGGTTGAAGGTAAAACCTATGTGGTTTACACAGCCGCCTGTTACCGCGATCCTCATGATGTAAGGCCTGGAGTTGCAGTTGCCTGGGAACAAATACCAGGTAAAGGAATGACAGCCGGATCAGAGTTAATGATTTGTGAAACAAGCGCATGGGGTAGAGCCATTGTTGCGGCCATGAAAACTGCAACTAAAAGAGTTGCATCCAAACAAGAAGTAATGGCGGCTAAAGCCCGGCAATCCTGGGCAGTAACTCCTACCGAATCTTTAGATTCAGATTTACTATCTAGGCCATCTGATCCAGTACCACCTACCAAAGCGATCTACGGTCAGCCTGGTAGTAAGTCAGCATTGATGGAAAGAATTATGCGCCATCAATTTGTTGAAGAAAAAAAGTATGATGAAAATCCACTACCTATGAGTGTTGAACAGGTAGTTGATGCATTGGCTACTGATGTGCCAGCGGTGCAATCTTGCCAGCATGGTGAGATGATGTTAAGAACCGGAATTTCCAAAGGCGGAAAGCCCTACTACGGTTACACCTGCTCAAAAGGTTGTGAAGCCAAATGGGCAGTTATGAGCAAGGAAACAGGTAAGTGGTATTACCCGGTGTCCAACAATGGGTGATATGGAAATGATTGACCCACAGGGTGTTAGGGCAAGATTTACAGATGATGGCGTTGAAGTAGATATTGTGCCATTTAGTGAATGTTGTGAATTTTGCAATGACCCACGCATGATGAATGTAAACGGCGTGCGTAGGTGCGCCGGATGCGGATGCATCAATCACATTGAGTACAGGGTTCATGAGTAAATTTGACTATCACAAAGCCATGCGGGATGGGCATGGCTACAACATCTATGTGGCTGATCTTTTAGCCTCATTTGGGATTCCAAAGGTAGATGTACCTAAATTCAGTATTGCTACAACCCATGATCAAATTAGAGATAAAACTCTAAATGAGAAGGATATTGTAGTTGATGATCTAATCCTAGAAGTTAAAAGTAGTAGTAGATCATTTACAGATGTGGATGATTTTCCGCATAACCCACTAATAGTTGATACGGTTTATGGCTTTGACAGCAAGATAATCAAGCCTTTTGCCTATGTAATTATTAGCCAAATTACCCATAATCTCTTTGTAATCCCAGTAAGCACAAAGTATGATTGGGGTATCCAGGAATATTATGATTCACAGAGAGATATTACTGAACGCTTTTACATGGTTCAGAAGCGGCACTGCCGACCATTTATAGAACTTGTAGATGTCCTGTTAGAGAGAGCCAATGAGCGAACCAATCAGATGCAATAAATGTGGTAACTGGGTTATGACCGATCAATCCTGTTACATCTGTTACATACTTATGAGAAGTCAAAAGAAATTGAATTAGTGTGATGTAAGTAACATCTCACATAGTGAGATAGATTTAGGAGTTACGCCATGACAACTTGCAAGGCTGTGCTAGGCTCTAGCCTTAGCATTTGGCTTAAAGGCCAAAAGCGCGAACCCCGGCGGGGTGAGTTCGCGTGGTGCTGGCTAATTGGGATCGCTCTATGTGTTTTTAACCCATTATCCTTTAACAAAGCGGAATCTGCTCAAAATTACAAACCTACGCATTACAAGCAATATATTTTAATGACATTAAATAATTTAGATCAGACTTATTGCCTAATTGATCTTTATACAAAAGAGAACAGCCAATGGAATCCTAAAGCCCGGAATGGATCGCATTACGGCATACCTCAGGGTAGATCAAAATGGTTATCTACTGTTGATGGAATAAAACAAATTGAATGGGGTAAAAAATATATTGGTAACCGTTATGGCTGGATTGATGAAGCCAATAATGTGCCTAATGCATGCGCCGCATGGGAACATTTTAAAAGGAAAAATTGGCATTAGTAACTGATTGCAGGCATGTGTATAAAAGGCTAGGTACATCATTGTGTCCTTACTGTGGATTGCCTACACATGAAGTAGATTGGGCTTATCAAAACCGGTTAAAAGAACAATGGCATGCAGATAATCCAAATGCCGAATATGAAGGGTGGATGTCCATTTGAAAGATACAGAGAAGATAACTATTGGGGTTACATCACCAGGTTATGTAGTTACAGATTTCATGACCAGCATTTTAGATGTTGCAAGATCACAAAAACAATTAGGTCAGTTTATTAGCCTGCAAGGCTCAGGTGTTATTAGTAGATTACGCAATCAGGTAGTTGCTACATTCCTGGAGAAAACAACAGATGATTGGTTGTTGCAGATAGATACAGATCAAAGGTTTACCGTAGATCATTTTAAGAAGTTAGTAGCCGCTGCCGATAAGGATGAACGCCCGATTGTGTCAGGTGTTGTGCATGGTGGTTGGGAAGTTGGTGAGTTATATCTTGAACCTGTCCCATGTATCTTCAAGTTAGGTACAGATAATGGATTGTATGCAGTGCATGAGTATGAGCAGGATGCAATCATTGAGATAGATGCGGCTGGCACTGGTGCAATCTTGATACATAGATCAGTATTTGAACGGTTTGTAAAAGAGGCAGATCAAACACATCAGGGTAGTAAGTGGTGCTTCTATCAAGATATGCCATTGCATCATGAATGGGTTGGTGAGGATTTGTTGTTTTGCATCAGGGCTAAGTCATTTGGGTATAAACTATATGCACACACTGGTGTACAAATGGAACATCAACGCAAGATGTGGATAGGTGCTAAACAGCACAAAGACTTTGAACGCTTTAGGCGGGCAAGATTACAGAGTGAGGAACAAATCAATGGCAATAATAACTAGCCAGGTGACAGTAACAGGAACAAGCCAATCAATCATAAGCGTTGATAATGTAACGCGTGATGTGTTGTTGCATGCTAAGCATGAAGTATTTATTGGTAATAGCGGCGTGACATCAACAAGTGGTTACATATTGGATAACGGTGATGAACTTAGGTTGTCTTTAGTTGATGGTGAAGATTTGTGGGCTGTTACAGCCGGTGGATCAGGCACATTGCATGTGTTGGTTAGCAAGGTAGATTAAATAAAAATGAGGCTTTTTTTCCTATTTGATGCGCCCGCAGAATACGCCGCCGTTCGCGTTTTCTCTCTCCCCGGCGAACGCAAAAAAGTTTGAAAAAAAATAGAATTTTTGATGAAAACTGTAAAAAGTAGAAAATACAATGCGAACTACAAAAAGATTAGAGAAATTGTTTTGGCTCAAAAGCCACGCTGTTTTTACTGCAAAAAGGCGGTTGCAACTACGCTTGATCATGAGCCACCAATTGATTCCTTCCCTGCGCCTGAACTTTGGGTTGGAAGTCTAAGGCCGGCATGTGCAAGTTGCAATTACAGTAGGGGGGCAAGTTATGGAAACGCAAAACGCAAGGCCATTAAAAATAGTCGCCAATGGTAAGCCTAAGAAAAAGTTAGGCAGGCACACTAATGCAATGGTTAAATCATTAACTGGTCGCAATGACATAGATCAGGTAAAGCGTGAGATGCTGTTAGGGCTGGCACGCGCTTGGGATCGCATTGAGGAATCAGGCAAGGGTGGCCACACCATTCCATCAATATCTAAAGAGTTGCGCGAAATATGGGATTCATGTGCTTTACCTGATGAGGATGATTTGTTTGAATAAAATCTTATGTACGCCTAGATGGGCATCACTAAGAGATGAACAATGTGAAACAGATGGTGACAAATTAGCCCAGGTAGCAAAACTATTAGGATTTGAATTATTTGATTGGCAACGCCTTGTAGCAGATGTGGGTTTAGAAAAGGATGCAACAGGGTTGTACAAGTACCGCACCGTGGCCGCCCAGGTAG